TCAGGAATTAGATCGTCACTAGTAACATTATACTCGGGTAATATTTTTAATAGTTTACCCATACCATCTCCCGTTGCGTAGAAATTTTGTATGTTTCCAGCTTCAGAAGGTTCTGGTATACCATCAACTATTTTCTTAGCATAAGTTAGGTTCTTAGCTGGATCAGTTATTTTTTTAGAAGGCACGTCAAATATTTCTTGAGCTACCGGACCAGCATACTTATCTGTAACTTCTTTATAAGTGTCTCCTTTTTCCACATCTACGATATTCTTTATATCGTTGACCTTATCAGCTACTCTACCAATTTTAAGTACATTTGTTTTAGTTCTAGGACGATCTAATTCCTGATCTTGCATTGACGTTAGTTCATCAGCTAATTCTTTCTCTAACGCTGTTCTAGCTTCATCTATTTGCTTTTGAGAATAGTCAGGTATTATGGTAGGGTTTTGTTCAAACGTGTCTAACATTCTGTATTTTATTCTACCATTAAGATAACCATACAAAGTACCTCTTCCATCAAAACCATTTAAATCACTTCTACCAGTTTTACTTGGAGTTATTAATCTCATTAATATTTCAGCCTGCAATTCTTTTCTTCCTTCTGGATCTATTTTTAAACTTGGCCTTGTTGCGAAGTAATTATTTATTTGAGCATTAACCATACCAGGTAACTCTTCCATTAAAAATCTATTGTTTGGATCGTATTTTTCTTTTACAAAGTTACCATCAGCATCGGTTGCATCATCTTGTATTTCCTTTAAATTAGTTCTAGCGTTGTCCGCTGCAGCTGACATACTAACACCCTCTGTAGCTACACTAGTTCCCGCTGCTTTAGCCGCTTTCATTTTACGTCTAGCCAACGGGGATAAGTTACCTTTTTTAAAGTTATCAATATAATCAACCATCCAAGCACCAGCATTGGCAGGCGTGTTAATTAAAAAGTCTCCTTTTCCAATACCTTTTATTATATTTACAACACCTTTTTTAGACTTGTTTCTTATAGTTTGAAGGTCTTGTCCCCAATTTTGAGTATCCATTAGCATGTCTTGAACGGACTTAGTATACTCATCTTTATATCTTATGTCTTGCTCTTCAAACGTTTTGCTTTCGTTATATAATAACTTACCAGTAGCGTCTGTAATATTGTTAACACGTTTTAAAGCTCTGTCATGAAGCTCTGGAGTGTTTTTGCTTATTAAAGAATATAAATTTTTAGTATAGTTTGCTTTTTCTTCTGTAGTTTTAAAAGACATGTCGTCTACAAAGTGACTTATTTCGTGGGATATAACTGTACCCTGAAGTAAGTCACCATTGTCTAGATTTTCTCTAGCGGCTTTTTTATCTAAAACAACATACTTATTATCTATAATAACAGCTTTAGCCTCTCCTTTAGTTAGTGCAAAAATAATACCTTGCTTATCTTCATCTGTTAAAGTTTCACTAGAATAAACAGCATCAATCATTTCGTTAATATCTTTTGCTTCAGTAATATTAAGACCTTCGATCTGCCCTGTATCCATTAAGTTTTTAGCACTTAAACTTCCTTCTTTAGCTAGTATTAAAGAGTTTCTTTGATTTACTAAAAGTGCTTTGGCATAGTCTTGGTACATACCGTTTTGTACCTTAGTTCTATCCTTTTTATTTTTTATATGAAGAGTTTGTTCTAATACTTCTTTTTCAACCCAAGGATTACTTTTAGCTTTTTTAACATTGCTTCTAATTTTAGTTGCTCTTATTCTTTCTAGTATTAAAGCTAGCTTACCTCTTTTATCCGCGTTTTTATATTCAGCATTGTCTTTTAGTTTTCTTTCCCAATACTTACCTCTTTCACCAAAAACTTTTTCAGCAACACCATCATAATCTATATTTTCTATTGTTTTGTTTCTTAGATTATTAATAGCGGTTAATCTATCTTGATATTCCCTTGCTTTTTCTGGACTTAACGATTCTATATATGCTTTTCTTTTTAAATCTATTGTTGTAGCATTATCGTTAGAAGTAACACCAGCTTTTTGGTTTAAAAAGTTTTCTTCAACAGCTAATTTAACAAGCTTTTTTACATTAGTAGAACCCATAGCTAAAGCATCAACCTCTAGTTTAGTATGTTCACCAGCTAAATTTTCAACCTCAGCTTTAAACTCATCTATGTAAACATCGCGCATGGGATCGTTCTTACCCAATGTTGCAAACTTTGCTTTAATACCCTCCATTTTATTAAGAGATTTATTAACCTCTTTTCTAAAATCAGAAGTTGAAGCTTGTTGAACTATAGCCGCATAAGTATTAGGTAGCGTAGTCATACCACCAGAAGTAATTATTGATGTTACAGCTACATCATCTAAGTTTTCATGCCAGTCACTAAAGTCTCTACCTAATATCAAACCATCACCAATTGTTGTAAGAGATTCTATACTTGTTTCTTCTAAAACCTCACCAAACATACCTTTTCCAGATTGTAAAGCAACATCGCCAGCCGCTCTTAAATCAGATCTTAATAATTTATTTGAAACATTTAAATTAGGAGTTTTAAACTTTCTAATAAGATTTATAGAGTTTGGTACTGTACCTAAAAACGATGTAATAGTACCTTCTATTGCAAATGTAGATAACATTGATTTAGCCTTGTCGCTATCAGATATATCACCATACGCAATAGCCTCATTTAACTGCATTTTAGTTCTCATGTAATCCTGAGGGGTATACATAAACTTATTGTTTTCTAAATTAGCTAGCCTAAGTTTAGCCTCCTCTCCAGCCTGTCTTTGCATTTCTAAGTCTATACCCTTTTGCAAACCGGTATAAGTTCCAAAAACACCATAACCAGTTAGCATTCCTGTACCCACGGTACCAAGACCAGCGCCCATTCCAATACCACCACTAGCAACAGCAACAATAACGTTTGCACCTTGCGTTGAGAGTTCGCCAGTGGCAAATCTCCATTTTTGTCCAGTTTCTATTGCTGTTCTATAGTCAAGCGCTTTTTCTAAACCAATCTCTTGACCTTCGCGCATTGACTTTGTTTTAGCAACAGCCTTTTCTTCATCAACCAAACTTAAAGCAGAATAAGCCATGCTTCTAAAACCATCATTAAGTTTGCTTAAATTCATTTGGGCTAAACGATTTTCTCTTGATGTTTTATCTTGTAGTTGTAAAACATCTTTATAGTTGTTTTGCCAATCGTTATATTTTTTAGTATAATTTTTTTGTGTTTCAGAATAATCGTCTATACTTTTTTTAATAGCATCATTTAAAACAGAAAATTTATTCGCATAAAAATTAACTTTTTCGGTGTTTTCTCCAGTTACTTGAAAATTATCTACCTCATAACTAATATTAACACCATCTTTATTAGCATCTTTAGCTAAAGAAGATATAGCTACTTCAAATTTCTTAATATCCTTATCGTAGTTATCCAACATACTACTTACAGCCGCGTCTATTTCTGCTTTTTCTTTAGTATCTTCACGTTCCATTATCTCCGCGCCCATTTTAGCAAGAATAGCGTCTTTATTTTTTCTATACAACTGGTCTTGGTAGGTGCTCGCGGACCTATCTATCATTTCGTTTTTAACCTTTAATACTCCTGTTTTTAAATTTTTATCAAGTCTTGGTAAAAGATTTTTAAGTATTGCTATATCCGGATGATTAGGATCTGATGCTCTTAGTTGTTCTACAATAGGTTTTAAATCAGTAAAATCATTACCATTTAACATAGACATTCCATCCTCATCTAATGACGCAACTAAATTTGTATTATAATATTCATCTATTGCTCTTTTTGTTGACTCTGACAATGGGCTATCTAAAATAGTACGCATTGTTTCTTTTTTAAAAGAGTTTTCTAAGTAATCGTTTTCAGCTTCTTGACGTATTTTAACTGTATCTAAATTTTTCTTTTTATCATTAACGGCTTTAATATTTTGCCGTGCCTCGTCAATAGATAATATTTTTAACCTTTCAACATCTTTTTCACTAGCGTTATTGTAAAGATATTTTTTTATATCATTTATATCACCAGATGCTAGTTCTTTATCATTTTTATCTTTTAACACAATGTCTTGACCACCTTTAGCTAAACTATTAGGAGTGGTTTCAACCTTATAACCAAGCTTACCCCAAGATCTTCTTAGTTGATTAGCATCTCTAAATTGTAAACTTGATAAAAGATCAGGATCTTTGTCTGTATTTTTATAAAAGTTTTGTACTTTTTTACCTAATTCAGTTATTGGTAAACCGTGGTTTTGTGTTGGTTTATATTTTGCGCCTTCTTCAGCATCTGGATCAGACGTGTATTCTTCACCGTTTGGTAATGTAATTTTAGCCATAGGACCAATATCCTCACCTATAGCTCCTGGAAATAAATTAGAAGAAGTTATTTTAGAAACTATAGTTTTTTCATCTCTATTTCTCCAAGTTTCTACGTCATTTAAATTTATTTCACCAGTATAAAGAGTTTTGTTTAAATCATTTAACTTAGCTCTTTCTTTTTTGCTCAATGTTTCACTAGTAAAAGCTTCTTCTTCTTTACCATTTACGGTTTTATACCACCTAGAATTTTTCCTTTTATAATTTTGAAAATCATCGTCTTGCCAGTGTGAGCCTCTTCTATCAAGCACCATTTTAGAAACTGGTTTTTCAAAAGTAATAGGTTGCTCTATTTCTATGTCCTCACCATCTATACCTTTAGTAACAACTGTTTCTGTTGATGGATAAAGAAGTTCTTCTTCTTCTTCTGTTAACAATCTAAATGTTTTAGATTCATTAACTCTTTCTTTTTCTTCTTCTTTTTTAGGTTTAAAAATATCCACTTCCAAATCAAACATAGTTCCAGATACAGCAGAGTCATCTTGTTCGTCTAGCTTACCGCCATGTTGAGCAGCATGAGCCTCTTCAGTCATAATTAAATGACCTTCACTACCCGGGCCCTCCTTATGTTTTAATGGAGATGATTTTTTCAACATATTATTTTTCTTCTGCTTTACCTTCTTGATTGTTTGGCGCTTTGTTTAAAACCTTAGCTCTTTCCTCTTCTTGTTTTTTTATTTTTTCAGGTGTCATACCCGTTGGGTAAACTTTACCGTCAAAAGTAAAATCTAACTGACCATTTCTTGAGGCTTCAGCTTTTTCTTTTTTAAACCTATCTTTAGTAAGTTCTTTTATTTTAAGTCTCATTACTTCTATCTTACCTTCTGGAAAGCCCATACCTTTCCACCAGGCATTTTCTAATTTATAAGTATAATACTCTTTAACTAAAGTTCTTAATAAATTCATATTAAAGAAAGGATTGTCTTGGTTAACAATAGCATCAACTAACCTAAGCCTATCCATATCGTCTATTTCATCCGTCCAATGACCTTTATCACCAGGTCCCAATGGTAAATTAAATTCCAACTTATCCCAGTCAAAACCACCGTAATTAAGATCTTGAATATTTGGGTGCTCATATAAATGCCTTCTAAAAGTACTACCGTCTCTTAACACTTCACTGTCATGACAGAACATTAAAACTAATTCATCTTGTTCTTTAGAAGCTGTACCATCATTAAAACCAAACATAGTGTTTATAAAATAATCTATTCTACCTAAATCAATTTTAACAGCAGATTTACCAGCATTAGCCTCTTGAGCTGTTTGGAATGTTTCGTTTAAAAAGTTTATGTATTCCATAGCTTTTAGATTGTTTCTAATAAACATATCTTTGTTACCATCATAAACATTTAACATTACGGGATTACCATAAAAATCAGTAACAATAGCATACATACCCTCTTCTTTTACAACCTCACCAAAGTAATCTGTAACACCATCTAATACGTCTTGATTACTAGCATGTACTATTGTAAGTTCTGGATTGTTACAATACATTTGAGTTGCAAAGCTAATTTGTTGCGCTGATACGCCTTTTGATAATAATGACTCACTATTAAAATGGTCATCAAAAAACTCTGCTATAGCTTCTTTTACTACTGTAACAGCTTCTTTTAATTTTGCTAGTTTTGTTTTTACTATTCCTTTAGCTTTTTCATCATCATTTTCTAAAGCTATTTTCATTTCTTCTTTATATTGTTTTACTAATATAAAACCAGCGTCAGCATAAGCTTTAGGTAAACTTATTTGGTTACCAACATCCCAACCACTTCTCTCTTTGTCTCTAAGCGATTGATCTAGTAACTTTCTGTGCTTCATAGATTCAGGCTCTATGTCTTTTATGTTTAACTGTAACTCTTCCCAGTTTTTTCTTTTAGTAGCACCACCTATTATATCTAAACCAGCTTCAACCATTTGTTTTTGCTTGTTCATTTCTTCTTGTGGTGTTGCTCCCAATTGTTTTAAAGGTGAACTTTTTATTTTTTTCATATTTATATCTATTAAATTATAATTGACTTTGTAATAACCATTTGTCGTGCTAACAACATCTTCTCTACCCATGTCTATTAAGTCTTGAGCCATAGTACCGCTCCAAGTGGTATTATCACCTTTGTAATTAAAGTGGTATATAGGTATTCCTGATTCTGAGTATTTTATTTTTATTATATTTTCTTTTAATCTTTTATCGCTAAATATTTTACCAACACCGCTAATAGCATCACCAATACCTCCCCACATTTTTTTATCTCCAGCAGCTTTTTCTTGAGCAGCCATTTGTGCTTCTTGCATTTTAGATTGCATTAACGAATTTTGTTTATTCATTTCAGCGTCAGCACTCCACATAGCGCCTTCTCCTTTTAGCTTTTGAACTTCCATTTCGCCTTGTGCCTCTGCCATTTGTAATCTTGATGCCTCTGTAGCTTCCGCCATTTGAAGTCTAGAAGCTTCACCAAGTCTAGCTGATTGCATGGCATCTTCAGCGCTCATTTGCGTTTTTTGGATTTCCATATCTGCAGCACGTTCTTGAGTATCCAATCTACTTTGTTCAGTAGCTATTTTACCTTGAATATCTTGGTCAGCTTGAGCAGCTTTCATTTGGTTAGCCGATTCTTGAGCACCAATAGAGGCAGAAGCTTTTTGAGCTTGTAACGAACCAGCGTTAGCCATAGATTGTGCTAAAGCAGCAATACCAGAGCCACCAGCAGCACCAGCCATACTAGACATAATATTAGCTTGGTTTTGTGCGTTTTGCTGTGCTTCAAATTCAGCTTGTTGAGTATTAACAGTAAGATCTTCAAACGCGTTCTCCATGTCTTCCATAGCGTTTTTCTGACCTTTGAACTTGTTTTCCATGTCAGCAAACTTATTCTCAGCATCGTCATAAACGTTTTCAAGGCCAGACATTTTGTTTTCCAAACCTTCATAAGCATTTTTTGCATCCTCAAACGGGTTTGAAGTATCTACAGCCGCTAAAGCATCTTGTGCTGCGTGCAATCCAGCTTCAGCCGCCGCTTGCTTTTGCTTAGCGCTTCTTTTCTCTTTACCACCTTGTATTGCTTTAACTGTACCGGCGACTACCATTGCGCCGCCAACTACAGCTGCTGTTACTGCTGCCATATTTTATTTTTTTGTATTAGATACTAGGTTACTGTTTTTACCAACAACTTTTGTTATCTCATGTGATGGTTTTTCATCAACAGCCCAACCTAGTTTTTTATGTTTTTCTATTAAGTTTTTATGTCTACCTATAGTAAACATGTATTTAAAACCCATTGCTTTAGCGGATTTCTCCGCTTCTATTATAAGTTTTTCCACCGCCTCATTTCTATCTTCATCTCTATATGTAGGGCTTGAAACTATCCATTCTAATAAAATACCTTTTGAATTTGTCTGATATAAAAATCCAGCAACTATAGGTTCTTTATTTTTTTCTATCATTAACCCGCCCTTACCATTGTCAGGTAGAAAGTCTTTTGGTGGTGTTGTCCACTCTGGCCAAGTTTTCCACCAAGAATCTAACGTATCCCAGTCATCTTCATTTAAAACTCTACATAACAGTTTGTTATCGTTGATTTTAGCATCTAAGCTATCTATTTCTTCTAATAATTCTTTTTCGTCCATTTTATTGTATTTTAGTATGTTTATAGTTACACTTTTTACTAGTTATTTACTACTTTCGACATAATCTATAGCTGTGGCAAATATTTCAGCTTCAACGCTACTATAGTTTCTATATTCAGTTTCTGCATAATAACCTATTATTCCAGATGTATTAACAACAGGGTCTTTGCTAAAAAATAAATAATGCGCTGATGTAATCGTGGGAGTTGGTAAATATGCGGTAGTATCTATTACTATTGTTTTAGTAGCGTGATCTACAGTGGTAACTTGCCCTATTGGGAAAGGTTTTGTACTAGATCCCGCTACTAACGGTTGATTTACACCTGATTGTGAGTTTATAGTTAAAGATGTGTACATTATATCTCCAACTTGTACAGATACATTTAAATCATGAGGAAATGTTAGTGATAAACTAGGCATATTATAAAGTATATTGTTTTAAGAAGTTAAGAAGATCTAATTTAGCTGTTACATCTGATTTACCAAATTTAATACCAGTTATTACACCTGACAATAACACCGCTGGATATACATCTCCATCTGATGTGGCATCTGAGTTTGGTTCACCATAACCGACCGCCGTGGTTTTTGCTCTAAAATCAACTCCACTAGCAACCTCCGAGTCAGTCATACTCCAATCGTTTGTTATAGTTGTGCCAGCAGCATTTGCACGACTTGCAATTGCATCGTGAGCAGTTTGGTCTTGGTTTACATAAGTACCAGGTTTGTCGGTTAGTGGTTGGGTTACTATTCTTACAACTTTATCTGAAGGAGGATAAACTATACATTTAAATATTATATCACCAGTTGAAGTACCAACCTTACCTTTACCAGTAAATATTTTATCGTTCATTTGGCTTTCTGTAACCGATGTATAAGGTAGTGGTTCCCACGCTAGATCCTCTATAGTCCATGAGCCACCGTTACCAATTTCCCAATTCATAACACTATAAGTATCAACAACAACTTCTTTTGGAGGATTAATAACAGACTGAATAGCAATGTCTTTAATATTTTCATCTTCTACCGATGCTCTTTGCCCTTTAGCGCTCGCTGTTAACGCTTCGTGATCAATAGGTTTATCAGTTGTAAATATAGTTTTATAAGTTTTTGCCGTAGTTGATTTTGGTATTACAACAGAAACCACAGCCTCACTATATCCAGTAGTACCATATGAAGAACCTCTAGTTCTTGGTATAGTACCTACAAACATACCACCACCCGCTTCAAATTTTCCTGTAGTAAAATTATATGTTTTCTTATCGTTATCTTGAACTATTATTTTAAATTCAGTACCCGGAACACCTCTCACCCTCATTATTTTAGTACCACCTTCCGCGCCTATTTTTCTACCTTCGTCAAAAGAATATACTTCATATTCTTCTTTTTTAGTAGCATCAGATTTTTTTCTACCATACGTCTTCGTAGAAGTTAAAAAATTAAACTCTATACGATCTTCATTGTTTGTACTATCTAAATCAATAGGTGAGGTGTAGTAAATATTTAGTTTTTTACTAGTGATTCTTTTCATACTATCTCTAACAACATCTTCTCTAACTGAGTATCTATTACTGTTTCCAGTTATTTTATAATTTGGACCTGAACTAAAATAATATCCATTAATAGCTGTTATAGTTTTAGATAAAACTAATTGTGCTTCTCCAGGCGCACTTGTTATACTGTATGATTCACCGTCTGTTTTTATTGATCTAAAATATGGTGATGTACTTACTACCGATACTTTACTAGTATCATTAATATTAACATCTAATAAACTAAAAGAATCAATGTTTAAAGTTGATTGTGATATTAATGGTAGTGATATGTTTTGAGATATATTATTGTTTATATTACTAGATATTAAAACTCTAGCTATAACATTTGGGCCTGATTTAATAAAGTCTATAGATGATATTTGAAGTGGCAAAGCTCCATGTGAAAGATTTTCTGGTTCTAATACGTAGCCCACTTTGGGTGATATCATTACCTCTACCATATTATTTGATAGAGGTAAGGATAAAACCTTGTGTTCTATATTAACATTTTCATCTAGTATGTTTGCTCTAAGTATTAAATTTTTCATATTATATCTATTACGGTTCAACTATTGTAAATTCAATTGCGTCGTTGTAATCCGTACTTCCTGTACCACCGTCCCAATACAACCAATCATTTGCTGCGTATCCATGACATTTAATTCTAGCTCTTAAGCCTACACCAACAAAACTAGTGCCATTATCCGTATCGTATGTGGCCATATCAAATGAATGTCCAGTTGGTTTTCCATTTCCTCCTGTAACATTAATATTATTACTAAAATTATCTTGATCAGTTACATGTATAACAGCTTGCATTGAGTTTCCGCTAACGTGGCAACCAGGATCTTGGTCCCAATTAAACGTTACAAACCCTGCAACACTTACGTCAACAAAATCGGAATCTGTGCACACTAGATTACCGGTGCATGGATCTACTGCTGGATCAAGCAAAGTTATACAAGATGTTGGATCAGTGTCAAGATCAGCATTTGGATCATACTCTGCATATGCTGGATCAATACAACCAGCATATAAACATGAACCATCATCAGCAGAAACCGATGGGTTATAATTTACAGCTGTTGGATCCGTACATCCATATGTATATGGAATACAAGAACCATCATCACATGTAGCTGCTCCATTATAGTTTGATTGCGTTTCATCTGTACATCCATATACACAAGGAATACAACAACTATCCCAACCAGTGGCTTGAACATAATTTCCATCGTTTATATCGTGACCATTACAATCAACTGTTGATGAAGCGTTGTAATTAGAAGCACCTGTATCAGTACAAGGGACGGAGCCAACTAAAGTGAGACAATAATTAGCATTATCAGGGCAAGTTACAGTTTCATCATATTCATTATACGAATCATCATCACAACCGTATACACAAGGAATACAACAACAATTATCTACACCATCATTGTCTTGACCTGGACACTCAGTACAAGGAATATACATTGACACGTTAGCGTCTCCCACGTAGTTACTATGTAATTGTGACCCTAAGGTATCACTTCCTACAGTACAACCAACTTGCATAACCGCTAGACTAATACAAGATCCATCATCTGTGTTCGCTTGTGGATTATAATTACCCATAGCATATCCTAAACCAGCTCCACAAGGCGCGGTAGAAACACCATCTGCACAAAATCCATTTACATCAACATTATCACCAGGCGAGTTGTCAGTACAACCATTAACCGTGATATAAAAGCAGGAACCATCATCTGTGTTAGCTGTATAATCGTAATTATTAGCAAGTGGATCAGTACAACCGTTAACAACGGGCACACAGTTACCACTATCAATATTTGCGCTAGAATTGTAATTAAATGCTGTAGCATCCATACAACCAATAATATCATATGTACATGAACCATCGTCTGTATTTGCTCCTGGAGTTGTGTTATTAGCGAGGTTATCTGTACAACCCGTTACAATTGCGATACAACAATTTGCACAAGGCGTGTTAAAGTCAACTTGTGGATTACCAATAGGCGCCACGTAATTAAACTGAGTATCATCCATACAACCTTCAATGATTGGATAACAAGACCCGTCATTTGTATTCGCGTTTGGATCATAGTTAAACGAACTAGGATCAGTACATCCATAAGTGTAGGGAACACATGAACCGTCGTCACTAGTACATGTTACACAATAATTATAAGCACTAGGGTCCGTGCAACCAGCAGGACCAGGCCAACAACTCCCGTCATCAACCGTAGCTGTAGGATCGTATTCACCTGATAACGAATCTGTACAGCCAAGTATAACAGCTTGTCCAGAACTAGAAAATCCTAACCCTTGTATAGAAAATTCAGATGTATCTAAAAAGTCTCCTTGACCTATATCTTGACCACCTCTAATCCAATTGAACCATTTATTCTCTTTATCAATAAACTCTTTCATTGTACCGTCTTGAAGATCGGTGTTTATTTTTTCTACTTTCCAACCTAGTTTTGGGTGGTTATCATAATAATCTTGTCCAATAATAACGTTATCTATTTTATGCACGTTAGTTAAATCTTCTATAACGTTAGCTTGTGATCCTTCGTAGTTTAAAGTTTTAAATCTCTTAACAGATCCTTGATCACCGTTAAACATTACTTTAACCATAGAATACGCATCTTTACCGTAGAATCTATTTCTAGCTGTACTGAAACTTATCTCTGTGCCAAGCGAAACCCAAACACCCGCCGCCGCGAAGTTAGTGCTTGTTCCAGATAACCCAATATTACACAAGCCAGCATCACAAGCAACACTTTCAACTCTTGTGTCTATTGGTATTCCGTTACCGGTCACATTCATACCTTCTAATATAACACCTAAACCATCATTTACCTGTATAGTTGTTAATCCATTAGCAGTTGTTGTTGTTAATCTTTTTAAATTAATATCTAAACTATGTTGATGTGCTTCAGCGTGATTAGTGCCTAAATATGGGACACCAAAAGGATCATTGCCTGGAGCGGCATTATACGCATTAGAAGGAAAGGTATAATAAATATTTTTATGACTAACACCTCCTTGTTGTATAAAACTTTTAAAACTAACCCAACCTCTAACTTTTTCCGCATAACTAATAGTGTAGGCAAATGGATTACCATCTTGATCTTCTGTTTCTACAGTTAAATTATACTGACTATCTCTATCGTCATGGCTGCCAATTAAAGAAGTTGAAAACCTAAGATTATCTCTAAACCAATCTTTCATACCAGCATCTGATATTGGTGTTAAACCATCTTTTGATAATCTTAATACAGCACCTCTATCTTTATCTGTAAAATATACTCTATAAGATTCCGATGCAAACGATTCTGGATTTCTTGACATTCCATATTCACCACTGAATGGTATTGATTGTCCTAGTACTGCTTGATTAGAGGTTACATTTGTATTTCCATCCGCATTAAATAAAGCGTCTTTTTTAGCTAATATTTTAAATACTTTATTTTCGCAGAACGTTACTAAATCAGTATCTCTAGCGAATAACTTTTGTATACTACCATTAATAGGATTTAAATCCTTAGTGATTGGTTCTGCTTGTATAAATTGATTTGTTCTGTTAATACCACTTGTAGAGTTATATATACCCGAGAATATTAAACCACTACCTTTTCTTTCTTCTTCATATTGCTCAGCTAAAGGCATAGAGGCTTTAACACCTTTATCTATAGTAACAGCATTATAATCATCTCTTATTCTATTTGATTCAACACCTGTACCAAACGAATAACAGTTAAAATAACCTAAACCATGTTTTACTTTATGTGTTTGGTCACTGGTAACCGCCTCTCCAACTCTATATATAGCTTGACCTATATCTTCAGTTATTATTAGATTAACCCATTCTGTATCATGTTGAACACCGTAATAACTACCTTCTCCATTCCAAAGCACCTTAACAGAAGTGCCAACAGGTATATTAGCTTCAGTACCATCGTTAAGTTGAGTTTTTCTATCTAAAAATACTAAATCGTCTTTTACATCACATACCCTCATCTCTTGATAACCATCTACAACAAACATAGATCCAACTTTTACTATTTCTTCACCTCTACCCGTGTAATCATCCCAGTTTGCCGAATAAGTATCATCTTCATCAGCACCAGAATTACCATCATCACCCACGCTATTAGCATCCCATCTATGGCGTTTTAATTGAACTGGAAAAGATGGACTAGCCGCGTAGTATATATCTAACCCAACATCTTCCTTTGGTTCTGTTTCCCAAATAGCAGGATTATTAGTCATTTCTTTTCTCCTATCGTCACCCGTGTATTGAGATACTATTTCTATAGTCGTTTCGTTTAAACCTCTTTCGTGTAAACCTATGTAAGCGTTTGGATTACTATTATACCAAGTTTGAGTTGTTAAACTACCCGCTGTAATTTCCGCCGCATACTTAGTATTATATTCTTCGTCGTACATATCTGGCTGCTCAGTTTTACCTCCTCCCGCTCCATTAGCAGCGTTCCAATAACTATTTAAATTGAAAAAATTTATATTATCAGGAGTACCACCATCAGCAGCTGTAATAGTGCCATCATCAGCAAGCGAGGTCCAGTAACTCTGTCTACCACGTTTTATATTTGATTTACCTTCAGCGTCTACGTGGTTAGTTATAGGGTGGAAAGAGTTAGGTCCTTCACTACCTATTATTTTATCTAATGTTAGTGTATATCTAACTCTACGATTTAAAGGTGATCCACCAGTTAGCATATACCTTTCTTTTTTTGGTTCATGCTCTCTCATTATCATGTCTGAGTAAAAAGCTACTCCATTAGCTAGGTGTATATCTCTTTCTTTACTTCCATGAGGTGGTATTAAACCACTCATTGCACCACCACCACCTTTAACTTCCCAATTATCGTCTTTATCAATATAACTCCAACTACCACAAGGTTTTTCCCAGTTCCAAATATGTTCTTCAACACCAACGTTTGTTACTGTATATATTGTTTGATCTGGATCTTGTTTGAATCTAAATGTTGCTCCAACTTTAGCTATTGCCTCACCAAATTTCATTTCTGTAGGTTGATGTCTAGATGCTAATACTGTATTCGTTTGTCCTTGAGGTATATCTGGTCTTCCTATACCCCAAAAAGATAAGTGTATATAAGATTGTTTACCATCGTCCCATATACCGTTACCACTACCACCTTGAGCAGCTCCAACTTTATCAAAAAACCATCTATCAGGACTAAAACGACCTAAAGGCCAAACAGCCTTGTCCTTCCATCTATCTCTACCTGTCCATAAGTTATACCATTGTGCTCTTAATTTTGCTGTTGTTTCTAATGTCATTACAGGTTGACAACCTTTAGGCCAAGTAGTGCCATTCGCACATTTCGCAGCGGTAACTTCAAAATCAGATTGGTCACCCCAAATAGCAGGTAATATATATGGGTTTGCAGCGGTTTGATAACCACGATGCTCGCCTGGATCAACCACATAATCAACATTGTTATATGACCATTTAGAAGGTGCTAATTCTGGATCACCATCTACACAGGTTAAAGTTTGACCGTTGTGACTACCACCAGTACCACCATCATCACAACCTAGTGTTAAATCTAAAATACCAGGGGCTTCTATACCATCACCAGCGCTACTACCAGTTAAATAATCATAAGCATATGTTCCAGAGTGAGCGTCATTAAACTCTCCACCAAATCTACCGAAATGAACAGCTGGTTCCCAAGCGTGTGGATAGAAACTTGGCCAATCAGATTTTATATCTTGAGAATCTGGAAACTCCCATTCACCAGTTGAATTGTCTAAGAAATCTCTATATCTATTATTCCAATAATTACCATTAGGACCAGGGGTGTGGTATACACCATTCGTGTCTCTATGTGGGCCAAAAGGCCAGTGTTTACCACCTATATTTGGACTATCTTGTACGGCTCCACTGCTATCAATATATTGTGCAGTTTTACCCGCTATGTATTTACTAAAAGAACTACAAGTATAATTTTCACCGTTATTTGGATTAGCTGTTCCACCATCCGTATTCCACTGTACTTGTGGTGGTATGTAATAAGTAGCACTGTGATTCCAATCTTGTCTACCTGGATGTGCGGCGCATATATATTTTATATCTTTAGTTTGTGTTACCTGCCAATCATCAGTGCTTTCCGCTTGAGCTTCTACAATATTTGTTTCCACGTTAGCATCTCTAAGTATTTTAACAAAAAACCTACCTTCAAATTGAGACTTATCTCTTTCAACCATTGTTCTAGCTTCAATTGACAATCCTCTACTCATGGATAAATTACCGTTAGGTTGACCAACTTCAAATGGTTTCAACACAGAGTCAGATTCGCAAAACAAAGCGTCTTGGCCAAATGCGGTTTCTAAAGCTATTCTAGTTATTCTAACTGGAGCGCCTTCTACTTCTTGCTCTATACCATTGTCGTCAAAATAAGTTTGAGCTGGTGCGCCCATGTAACTTATATTAGCTATATTATACCAATCAGTTGTGTTAAACTTTTCTGAAGCCAACGAGTTGTAAGCGCTAGGTATACCAGGTGACTGTGTTATTCTAATTTGAGCTTCACTAAAATCTAAAAGACCTTTTAATATCGTAGCGTCAAAATACTCAGCTATAACATCTATGTTCATACGGTTTGGTAATGGTAAACCAGTAGGATGTAACATACCAGTATCCCAACTACCTACATCTCCCCACCCAGGTGGAGGAAGCATAAATGGTACAGATCCCCAATATTTGGAATCTCTTTTTATAAATTTAGGTGCATTAGCTGATATAGACAATACCTTATAGGTTACATCTAAATCAGTAAAAGCATTAGAATCGTGTTTCTTTTTTAATATTAAATTTGTTTCTTCGTTTATCTTATTTCTCTCTGAAGAAGGAAAAGATAGCCACACACCACCATCTTCTGCGTCGTACCAACGATCCATCGCGATATTGTAGTACTCGTTTGAAGTTTCTTTAACGTAAAAAGTATATGATTCAGCCCAATGTGGAGGATCATTTTTTAACTCTACATTTAATCTGTTTTGGTGCTGAGCGTTAGCTTTAGGTACATCTATAGATCCTGATTGAGATGTTAATATAGGGGTTTCTCTACCATATTTATCTCTATATACAACACCAATTTGATATGTTCTTTGAGATTTTAGGGATTTAGCTGGAAAACCTAAATCTGTATCATCATCTTCCCATGGATTTAATGATTCTATAGAAGTATCAAACTCTGGCTTAATAGCTATTCTATCGTTTGTTATTGGATCTATCTTTTCAATATTATATTGCTGCAAATAGTTAGCAAATATAAGTCTATTAGCTGTTATCTCTTGTGCTAAAGCTTTTCTAGGTACATTATCCCAAGGTCTTAGTAGTTGGTTAGAAGCAACTACTTTATGTATCATTTCTGTTTTTATAGTATATTTACCAAAATGATTACCGTTTGCTGGTGTATCCCAGTAGTTATAACTAGCGCCTGTTTCAACAGGATCATCTGGTTTAAACGATTCTACTGTATATATATTAGGGGAGTTTGATTCTTTATATAATATATCTATTTGAACAACATCTAACGGCATGTTACTAGGTCTCCAGTTTAAAACCCTTAACAATCTCATTTGATTTTCCATCCCTAAATTATATCCTTTTTTAGGTGAATAATCAAACTGCCCAGGTATAAACGCTGTTTCAGACCAAGGGGCGAATACAGAGTATTCTCCATCTTGATATTTATATCTATAAGAAAATTTAGGAAATTTAACCCTGAATAAAGGTTCTGATTCTACTAATTCAACAGTGTAAACATCAGTCATTTGATGTGCTCCTATTGGAAATCTACCAGACATCGTCATAACAGTAGCCCAGATAAATTTATTTACACCTTCTCCGGGTAATTTGTAAGCCCCGTAAGTTGCTGTACCAGCACCACCTGGATCTATATCTTCACCGCCTGGAAATTGATAAATACCACTACCTGGACTTGTTTCTCCATGAATACTATATGGGCTCCATTCTGGACTTATCCAATCTTCAACACCCGGGTTCTGGGGATCTTCTATCCATCTAGTTTGCTTAGGGTTTATTATTTGACATCTACACGTTGCACTTTTTTTGTTATTATAAATATCAATATAATCATGAGTTATAAGTAATTGATCACCAGCTGCCCAATCTTCCCCTGACTCATCGATATCTATAGGAATAACAAGTTTATCCCCCGCTTTTTTCTGTGTCTTACCTTTTGTATAAAATATACTTATATCGGTACCATCAACAGCTGTTCCTCTCTCATTTAAATGCGTGGTTACAGTTGCCATTTGAGTTGCTGGTTCTGAAACCCAGTTAGCTGACTTGTCCATGTAACCACCTAAAAAAGTAGCTTTTATAGCGGTACCCTCTGTTACTGGATTTACAGCAGCAAGTTGATCTTCAAATTGATACATTTCTAACGTAAGAGGCATTGTCGGTCCTTTACGTAAAACAGTCATATGTTTTTCTAATAAAAACTGAGGTCTACAAATCTGATTAGTATCACAGAGATCGTTAATTTGAGGTCTAGGTTCTCCTAATTCATTAAGTTTATCCTCCGTAGTATTAGCTATAGCAGTAACTAGGTTGGTGAGCATATTTACTATGATCTGTGCCATTTTTAACGGAGAAGATTTTTTATGTTTTGTCATAATTATAGTGAGTAATTCTCAGCAGGTTCTTCTGCTATTGCTATTTCAGTTGTCGTTGCTTGGAACTCTGCTGGGTCAAACACTGCGGTAGCTGATTGCGTAGCGTAAGCAGACTGTGGGTATGTACAACTACCATCATCAATATTAGCTAATGGATCATAGTTTTCAGCCGTGGCATCTGTACAACCAGGAGTCGATGTATCTATAAGCGTTTTTTGTTCATAACCACCATCTGGACAACCGTCACCAATTAAATCACTTGTTATACAGTCGTACTTAGCCGCTTCTTTTACAACTAAAACAGTGTGTTGAATGAAATCATCTATTTTTGGAATTGGTAAACCACTAAATCTTCCAATTAAACCGTCTGTTGTAGACCATAATGAAGTATTACTGCCTTTTTTACTTCTTTCTATATCTATTTTTTTTGGTTCAGAATAATTATCTGTCCAAAATAACATACCATCTATAATATTAAGACCTGTTATAGTTCTTCTATCGGAAAAATTAAGATTTCTATCTCCACTAAAAAACACTTCGCCAACAGCGCCAGTCCATACTTTGTCTAAGTATATTTCCCCAGTAACATAGTTAATATCTTCAATAAAAGCCGAGTCGTTTCCTTGTTCTACTCTCATACCCCATCTTAATTGCATTAAATTTTTGTTGACTTGAATTATACTTTTATTAGATGTGGTACACGGATCTGCTATTGATGTAATATCCGCTTTAACTTTAAATATATCAACAGCTACAGCTGACTCTTTGTCTTGCCATGAAGCATCTAAAGGTTTTGTTGTATCATATTCTATTATTCTATCCATCCAAATTCCTTCACTAGGAGAAACCGTATGTACAAACCGATAAAGCATGTCTGATTGAGGATCTACAATTTCAGCTACATGAAAATTATCGTTAGCGAACTCGTTGTTTACCAAACCAGTTATTGTTGTGTTTGTTTGTGTTCTACCTTGTGCAGCTTGAGTCACACATATATTACCCAATATGTTTTGAGCAGCTCCAACATCAGAATCTTCTGAAGTTGAAACAGATATATTTAAGGCTTCTCTATATTGACCATTAGGAACGATTCTTTCGTCCTTATCCTTCTCCATTTTACCACCTTGAAACGTGTGTTTTAATTCTGGCATATTCTAGTGATCTATAAATTTAGATTTTGCTCTCATCATTTGAGAGATTTCTTCAATTTTAATATTTGATAATCTTATTTTTGCTTTTCTAGTTTCTGCAAACTTTTCTTGTTTTAATCTTGCTACTACTGGTGGTGGAACATCTGTTCTAGCTTGCGCACAACCATAGGCTATCCATTTGTACATAGCTTCTTCTGCTAATTTAGGAACTATAATTTCACCTTCATCACTAACACCATCACTAATATATTTTATCACAATAGTTTTACCACTTAATGATCCACCAAAGTGAACCATACCTCTTTCGTAATCTATAAAATAAGAACCATTTGCTTGAGCAAACTGAGTATCTAACCCATATCTTTTGCCCATAAGTGTTGTATCAACAGTATGATCAAAACTTATACCTTGATTACCCTTAAATTTATTCCAACTATTAGAAGATGGTGAGGATAAACTAACTACACCTGACAAACCTGTTGGCCATGTACCTTGTGTTGCTGTTTTTCTATTTATTGGTAAAGAAAGATCTGTAGATCTTAAGTTACTCCATCCAGCGTGATTTGTTATTTGAGCAACTACATTCCAAACATATGACCCTTGGTCTGGACCACCGCTAGAAGGAACTCTTACTTGTGTATTTGTTCCGTTAGAGAAAAAATTATTCCAATCTAATTGTTGCCCACAATTATCTGCAGCTCCAACGTTTTGAAGACAAAAACAAAAGTTATCTATAGCTGAAATCCATAAGTTCATATAGTTTATTTCATCTGTATAAGTTGGGAAAAGACCCACATTATTCTGTATATATTGACTTATTACGGTTCCACCTACGTGAGAATTATCTAATCCAGTAACCGCTGGTTCATTGAATTCACAAGAGACAGTTTCATCATCACATTTAATTTCTTGTTCTGCTATTGCCTCACCTTGTGTAAAATCATATGTATCAGAAGTATCTCCGCAATTTGTACAACTATCTTTTTGTTCAGCCGCGAATGGATTACTTGTTTTTGTGGCTGGATATATTACTCTTTCTATACCATTAGTATCCATCCAAGCAAACTTAACGTGATTAACAAAATCATGTGGTAATGGTACTTTTAAACTAGGACAAACTTCAATTTCAAGAGATTTTACAGATCTTAAAGTGTCGTAATTTAACTCTTGCAAAGCCCTATGAGCATGAAAACTAATATCTCCAGATAAAATATTTGGTAATATTTTATTTTCACCAACATATGCTGCTTGAAAATTATCTATAATATCATCTAAGCTTATAAACTGATAGTTACCAAAGTTTGTCTGTGAATTATAGTAAGTTTGAGCTCCTTGCGCTCCTGGTCCTTGTGCGTTTGGCATAGTTATTTATTTTCTTGTTGAGTATTTAGTCCATCTTCTGCTGATCCAGCTGAGTATAATTGTTGATCTTCCATTGATATACCAGCTAATTTTAATATTTTAATTATTAAATCAGGTCTTTCAGATTGATGTAATACAAAATTAGTACTAGCGCTTGGATCATATACTGGCTCCTCATTAACAACAACATAACCCCAGTTACATAATCCTGGTTGACCAGAAATAACTTCTACACTAACACCGCTTGATATTTGGCCAGTTCCATCCCAAACTTGTATATGCTTGGGACCATCTTTAAAATAAAGAGCATCAGTCCAACCTTTTTTATGAAATTTAGAGGCGTTGAGATCTGTTATTACATCTGGATCGACTTCTTTTATAGTTCTACGAGTACCACCTTGTCCCAAAAATATCTCACCATAATATGAAGAAGTAGGTAGATCTGTACCACTTGCAACTGTTTGAGTTGTTAGAAAACCACCAAGTTTTACTTTTATTAAATTAACCGAATCACCTAAATCCAATATACTTGGAGCATTTCTTTTAAACGCTTGTAAATCATAAATATATTGTTCAAATATATCTAACTGAGCTTGGTTAGCAAATAAATTAAACTCTTGAGGCGTTATATAACCCCTTTGCTCTTTATTAGCTAAAGCTTGAACTGTTTGGTATACTGTGTCTATATTTATTGGCATGTTTTTTGTATATTAATAAGGGAAAAATCTATTTAATGTTTCTTTTCTTTTAGCACAACCACAGTCTTTACCAGCTGCTTTGCTAACTTTATCTACAACTTTTTTTATCCCTGTTGCTTTTGTTATTTTTTCTATTGTATCACCTAAACCTTTTGATTTTTTCTTTGCCATATAACTTGATTTTAATAATGTGACTACCCCTTATATAGGAGTAGTCACTTATTATTATTACTCATTTAATCTTTTTTCTATATTAGAGTAAATTTCCATACCTTCATCAGTTTTAAACCAATGCGCTAAAGCAGTGTATGGATGTTCGTCAAATGGTATTGTCATTATTTTTCTTCCATTAGAACCCCACAAAAAGTTTCTTTGATCAGAAGATAATCTTAATATACCAGCTTCAGTAGCTCTAATACCAAAGTTTCTTAACATTACATTTTCATCATCCGCTAATTCTAAGAATAGTTTAGGATTATTACGTGCAAATAGTAATAAATCTCTTCTAAGTTCCTTAGAACTCAACTCTGATACTTCAGAACCTTTTTCTACACGCATAATAGCTTCAGCCATATCAATATCAATATTTTTAGCAGCCATCAACGCATCAACTTGCATATTTAATACATCTATTTCTTCTTCAGCTAATTTAGCTGGTTTGTATTCATAATAAAGTTGATCTCTATGTGGATGATATAAACTTAACAGCTTTTGTAAAGTTTGTTGGTTTCTTGGAACATATAAACTACCAGATCTAAATACGATATGCTCTAATCTTTGATCTCCAACCATTTCATCAACAAAAGGAGTTTTTTGATTTTGACAATATTTTAATTCTCTTTCATATCCTTTTTCTTCGTCAAAGTAAAATATATCAGCAGCTTTTATAGACCTAGATAAAGGTTTTTTGTTACCTGTTAAGTAATACATTCTATCTTTTATTTCCCACTCATTAGCAGGTTTTTTTCTTTCTCTTGCTTTTGGTTGTTCTACAACCGGTGGAGTTTCTTTAACTACCACTTTTTCTACATGCTCATCTCCAGGATCTGCCTGTGGTGAGACTTTTGTTTCTTGTTTTTTTGCCATAATATAATATATAATAAAATTAATAAAAAGAAAGAGGGGACGGAGAACGTTTGCATGTATGCCGCCCCCTCTTTAATAATAAATGCTTACTTCATTAACATGAAGTTGTTAGCACCTTGAGTAACTAAACATCTTTCAGAAAGCATGTGGATTTGCATCGCGTCAAGCGCTGAAGTAGCAGCACCAACCGAACCAGTAACCCATGTTTTCATTCTTCTGTCATCAGTTTGAGAAGCTCTATAACGAACATGTAAGAATGGACGTTTTAGATTTTTCCCTAACATTTGGTCATAAACAGTAGATGTACCAGCAGGTATAATAACCCCTCTGATTGCTCCAGCAGAATTAGCAGCATTAATACCACCTCTTGTAGCTAGATCATTTAAGTATCTAAAGTCAGATTTATAGAAGTCATAAGAACCTCTTCTAAAACCAGAGAAACCTAAATTAAGTGCCATATCTTCAGAGTTGTTGAATACACCGTAAGATGTACCACCAGCACCATAAGAATTCATTGCAGCTAACATGTCATCCATTGCTAACGAAGTAGCTCTGTTTACAAACATCATGTTTTCTTCAATAGCACCTTGCTTATCAAACTCTGCTAAAATAGCGTCAAACTCAGCTAAATCAGTAGCAGCGTTAACACCAGTAACACCAGAAGTAATATTACCTCTAGCTGTAATAGCAGCGAATAAACCTTCAGTACCAACAGTGTTAGTACCATCAGCACCATATAAGAAGTCCTCAATTACGTTACCAGCAGCGTCAAGACGATCAATCTCACCTTCTAACATTGCCATTTCTAAGTAATCAGTAAAACGTGCTCTTGTATCAGCTTCAGCTTTTAAGTACCATAAGTAACCTGATTGACCACTTTCACCAGTAGTTTCAACCCAACCGATTCTAGCTGTATCAGAACCTGATACTTCGTAGTAATCTTTCATTATGATTGGTTTGTTACTAAAAGTTTTGAACTGAGGCTCGTTAGCACCTCTAGTATCAGAGTGTGTACCACCTTTTTGGTTATAACCAACACCTTTTGCGTACTCAGAACCATAAACTAAAAGAGTAGTTGCATAGTCAGCAGTGTTTCCAGAAGTTGGAATTGTTGTTGCGTCATAAGTTTTAACAGTAATATTTTGACCAGAGATAGCTGTTACTAAGCCTTTATAAACTCCAGTTGGAGCAGCTACGATAACAGTATCGTTTAATCTAACAGCATTAGTTGTCATTGTATTACCATCAATATCTTGCTGAATAGTGATAATGTCATTAGTATCGATATCACATTTGTAAGATAAATGTAAACGACCTTGCTCAGACCAAATAACTTGATCAGCTTGCATCGCTTCTTCAGCTCCTACTTGTGAAAGAAAACCTGAAATAGTCCTAGGACCATAAATTTCAGCTTCTTTCTCCATAAGATCTGGTAAATATTGTTGAGCCCAACCCATGTCTGTGTTGAAGTCTAGGTAGTTTGTAACTAGTGTTTGCTGCGTTGCTGCAGGAATACTATTTAAACTACCACCACCTGTAATTGCCATAATTAATAATTTTTAAATTGTTATTTTTTGTTTTTAATTTTAAATTTGAAATCAGCAGTATTGTCTCCCAATACTCTTGCTTTAACACCTCCACTGTTAAAATTACTATTTAACTCTTGTCTTGGCTCCATGTTTATATTCTTAGATTCGTCAATACTTTGTTTTAAAGCATCAGCTCTTCCTTGCTCATAAAAATGATTAGCAATTGCATCAGGATTCATTGCAGCATATAAAGCTTTGTGATAACCGGCTTCGTTAGCCATGTGCCCATCTTTATCAAGAAACTTTCCGATAAAATTATTAATGTCACTTTGGGTATCTTTTACTTTATCAACGTCATTAACATTGAATCTAAATTTCTTTTCACCAGCATCAAATTCAAAACCTTTGAATTGATCACCAAAGAACTTATTAGTTCTGTTTAAAAAATTAGATTTAGCTTCTTTTTCGTAACGTTGAGTCTCCTCTGCCTCTTTCGAGTGTTTGTTGAAGTAATCAATAGCTTGTTGTTGCTCATTAGTAAGCTTACTTCCAGCCTTGATGTCTTCGTAGTATTTAGACTTTGCACTGTCCAAGTGTTGCTTTGCTTGAGCAACGTGCTCCTTCAAAGCTAGTTTTTTTCTTCTTATTTCTTTATCACTGTCTTCTTCTTCGTCGTATGAAAACTGATCTTCCATGATAAAGTTAATTTCTTCTGCGTTTAGATGAGGTTTTGTTTGCTTGTAATACTCATATAACAAATCTTGATTATCCATTTTACTGTAATCTTGATTTAATTTTACGTAGTCATTTAAATCACCACCAGTTTCTTCCATAAAGTTCATCAATTTTTGAACATTTTCTGGTAATGGTTTTCCTGTTTCTAAATTTTCAACAATTGCTTTCTCAGCGGCAACTGCTACCTCTTCCGCTTTTTCAACAACCTCTTCATTTGTAATTTCTTCTACCACAGGTTTTTGCTCCACCTCTTTAGTCTCTTCTACCTTTACTTCTTCAGTAACGCTTTCTGCTTTCACTTCTTCTTTCTTGTCAGTTTCAACAGGTTTGTTTAAATCAACTTTTGTAATAGTTTCTTCTACAACTTGAGGTTTTATTTTTTCTTTAACCTTAGTAATATTTTCTTCTGTTTTACTATCTACTGGTTGTTCCTCTTGTTTTTCTTTTACTTTTATTTGACCAACCGAGTCGTCTGCGATTGGCTCTTCTTTTTTCTTTTTTGCCATAATATAATATAATAATAGTTAATAAATTTACATACCCACATCAAAACCTCCTAATCTGTTGTTTGTAGATTCAAAGTTTTGAGAAGGTTTTCCATTTTCTTTTTGATCAATCATCGCTGATTGTTGAGAAGCTTGCATTCTAGCTCTTTCGTCTTTACGATTTTCAGCTAATAATTGTGTCTCTGTTTTTGTTTTAGATTCTAATTGTTTTAATTGCATAGCGTATTGAAACTCTAACTGCATTAATCTTTCTTTGATTGAAGCCTCTTGATCTAAAGCTTGTGCTTTACCATCTATCTTTAATTGTTCTAACTGCTTTTGTGTTTCAACCATAGATCTATTTTTCTTAATCTCAGCTTCTGAAGCTGCTTCAGCTGCTTTAGCTTGAGCCTCTCCCTGCGCTGCGGTTTGTTCTAACTGTCTCTGTTGATCTTCTTCACCCTTTCTTTTACGCCTTATTTTTAATAATTGATTCGCTAGTTTAACATTTTTAATAGCTCTTAAATCTATAGCGTCTTCTAATTCAATACTACCTTGACTAAGTGCGCCACCTATATTGTTTTCTAACATAGCTTTTTCTTCTTCATCTGGTTCTAATTCTAAAAATATACCAAAGTCATATAAATGTAAATTTGACATTTCTTGAAGTGTAGCTACATTATGAGCACCTATAGATTCTATAAAAGCGTTTTTAGTTGGAGAATATTCTATAATATCAGATATTCTGAGAGATAATTGCTCAGCTATTTCAGCTGTTAAAAACATACCACTATTAAGTATATGTCTTGTAGCCGTGTTACTATTTGCTGCCGCCATTTTTTGCACACCAACCAAAGATCTTTCTGCTGGTGTAGAACCATCTGTGGCTTCGTTTAATCCAGTCACATCTCTTATCATTTGTAGATAATAATTATAAGTCTGTATTAAACTTTGCATTTTAGCACCAGAAGCCTGCCCGTTATTTAGTTCTTGTATCGGTATTTTACCTGGGTTACCATCACCCTCAGCAGTGAATGATCTACCAACTATACTACCTGTTTGAAAGAACATGTTTAAAGCTTCTTGTGGATTATAGTTTGTACCATTACCTAAATCAACTTCAGCTAAACCATCAACGTCAACAAATATACCATCAGGAGTCATTCTTGATAACACTTGTTGTATTTTTAAATGTGTCAATTGAATCATATCAGCAAAACCTGTGATACGATTAACCAACGAGTCGATTCTACCCTCGTACATTCTAGGTGCAACTATAGCGTAATTCATTTTAACCTTAGTGTAATCACTTTTAGGTCTCATCATATTCCTAGCTTTTTCCCACTTCAACAACTTATCAGTACCTAACACGTAAGCACCTTCATATAAACACTCTAAATTTCTAGACAGTTTTTCATATCTTTCGTTTTCTGGTAATTTATCATCTTTAGCTATAGCTTTATCATTACCACTTCCCATTTTTTTAACTTTATAAACTTCATTCATATAAGTTTTATAGTTAAAATACATTATGTCAACTTTGTTTTCGTCAGCCTCCATGTTAGTATTAACACCATTATATCCACTATATTTGGTATGGGAACTTTTTGATGTAATCTCTTCTAGGTCTACGTTTGTTAAAAATGGAAACTGCTTTTTTAATTCATTTACAGGTATTGTTTTTACTTCACCCACATAATATATATCGTCAAAGAAAGGTGATTCTGTATAAGAGTAAACTAAATTAGCCGGATCAACGTAATCTATAACAACGCCTTCAGATGTGTTAAACGTGGTTTTAACGGCCCCAATACCGCAAACAACTAAATCATGATAAAATCTTCTTTTTATTAAATCATATTGATTTCCACGCATTAACATGTTTATAGCTTGTTCTTCGGCTATTTCTATAGCTTGCTTATAATCTAATTGCATATGTAATCCCAACTCCTCTTCAGTAGCAGGTAAAGATTCTACTTTACTTTCTTTTGTGTTTATATAGAAATTTTGCTGAACGAAGGTATCAAACTCTTGCATAGCCATATCATTCTGAATAGCCTTCATGTATTCAGTTCTTTTAACAACACCAAATGGATCTTGTGAATATGCTTTTATATCATATAGTCTTTCAGCGATACCATTAACAACTATATCTACAAATTTAGATATAATAGGCACAGGTGTCCAATCTAAATTTAAATAGGACAAATCACCATTTATAGATAACTCATCCTTATACTTTTGTACTGATTGTTCTCCTCTAGCATATAAACGTAGATTATGTATTCTAGAACCGTTATGATTATATCTATTATTAGCCCCGTATGTTTTTCCGTACCACTCGTGTTGAATAGCTTTAGCTACTTTTAAGCCATAATCATAGCTCATTTTCTCTAAATCACTAACAACTTGACTAGGAAAGTTTATATTTATAACTGATTCAGCCATCTTTAATTTTTAATTATTTTACTTGTCATACTGCTTTGATCATATTTTGCAAAATTTATATCCACAGGTGTTCTTTCTATTTTAGCGTTTGGTGCGTAAAGATGCTTATTGTTGGCCATTATTGCTAGGCCAGAACTTATAGTTGCGTCAAACTTTGTTCTTTTTGTTATGTCAAATCTACTCCAATCGTTTAACAAATCGTTAAAATATACATTACCAATCCCACCGTCTTGCATAATACCAACATGATCTTGTATATACATTTCAATTGCTGCAGCGTGCGCTTGTTTTATATCTTCACTAGAGTTTGGTATACCACCAACTTCTTTTTCAGCTACAGATAACTTGTTCCAAACCTTATCAGGTCTGTTCATACTAAATCCTCTATAACCTCTTCTTCTTAAGTAATACAACAATCGAGGTTTATTATTCTCTGCAAGTATTGGCATACCGTAAAAAACTAAAGCCATTAATACGTCTTCAAAGAATATTTCAGCTGTAGGTGGTCTTGATAGATATTCTAAAAAGAAACTACTACTAGGTGCGTCTTCCATGCTAAATTTAGTTAATCCATGTAAAGCACCTTTAGAACCTCCACCATCTACAGTTCCTGATATATCGTACGAGTCACAACCAAAAGCTCCTACATGCTCATTACCAGGATATTTAATACCATTTTTTAATATAACATTGTTTTGCATATATGATGGAGGCGTCCAACTTAGTTTAAATCTTCCTTTTGGATCTGGATAAAATATTACTTGTGTATCTTTTATACCGTTAACCCATTGAAAATTACCTGTAGTAATGCCTAGTGTTCTAGACATTTCTTCGTTGTAATCTATTTGCTCGTATATTTTTACTAAATTAAATATACTGTTTCTTGTCTCATCTCTAAACGCGTGTTCTGTAGTTCTAGGAAACTGACGGTAAAACTCGTTTAAAGCATCGTGATCTCCTTTTAAACCATCAGCTTCGTTTTGCCAATTATCTATTACGCCTACATCTATTAATTCACCATCTGGTGCGAGTCTATCGACATCAGGAGTATTAAAAACTGGAACTCCGTACTCGTCAATAAATCCTTCGTAGTTCCATTCCATTGGGATAAACAAAGAATATAAGCCAGATTTTGTTTGTCCATTTTTATTTCGCTGAGTGACGTCTGATGCATTATATAGTTTTTTAAAATTATCTCCACCTTTATCTAAAGCATTTGATGTTGATCCCATCATACACTTACCAACTATTCTACTACCTAATCTTAAACATGTTTTTGTAACCCTCCAATTGTTTAATATATTATCTGGTCTTTCCCACTTACCACTTTCATCATGTACTAACAATGCTAGTTTTTCACCGTCATAACTATTGTCTCCTGTGTTTTTCCAATCAATCGTAGTATCCAGCCCTTTAATATCTTCCAGCTTTTCGTTTGCTGTAATTTTTTTTCTTGTAAACTTACTTGCAGGTACTCTATAAGCAAGTTCGGATTTAGGACGATCCATACCATCTTGGATAGGTTTAAAAAAGAAAGGGTAATTAATAGATATAGGAACAACTTTATCTGTAAACATTTTCTTTGCATCAGCACCTGTTTTAGATAATATACCATATCTACTATCACTTGCAAGAGTAGCTAAATTAACCGTTTCTGCAGATGACATAAAAGAAAACCCTGATCTTCTGTTTTTTAGGTAGCACATACCGTAACATCTTTTGTCTGCTTTACAAGCTTCCCAAAATATAAAAAACAATCTATTTGCCTCTCTGTAATCTGGAGCACCCACATCAATCTTGCTCCATTGTAAATACATGTAGTGTGTACCTGTTATATACGTTGGCTCACCATTATTTATAAACCAAAAACCCTCGTCTCTACGTTTAAATTCTTCGTCTATATAATCAAACCACCGTTCTTTTTGATCTTCCGGATAAGCTCTCCAATCAAATATGTTTTTTATTCTACTAAGTTCTTTTGGATATTCAAATTTTACCCACTTATTTTTAGGGTTTTTATAAACATTTTTAGGTACTTTTGGTAAAGCTATAACTAATCCTTGTATTTCTATTATCTCACCAATTTGACCAGTATGAGATATTACAATTATATCATGATCTTTATCATATCCATATTTCCATTTTTTACCCTTATTAAGTCTACTAATAGTAGTTCTTTTTATAGGTTCAACGGTTTTAACTAAGTCTTGCTCGTACATTATTTAGATCTTCCCTCTGCGAATCCTTTGAAGACTTGTGCTTTCTTTTCTTCAGGTGTTTTTCCCTCAAGCATATTCTCTTCTTCTTTGATTCTATTAAGTATTTCAAATGCGTCAAATATAGCTAGTTTTTTAGTGGCTGCCGCGTTTTTTAATCTATCAGCTGATATATCATCATCACTATCAACGATAGGTTCTTTCGCAACTTTAATTAGTTCTTCAACTGCTTTCTGCCCAGCTTGGATTATACTCTTCTTCGTTTCCTTGGTATTCATATTTAATTGTAATAAAATTTGATAAAACTCTATATAGTCTTTCACTATCTACTATAAATTCATACTCACTATTTGGCGTAAAACCAACTAATTCGTTAACTTTAACTGTATTGTCAGAATACTTAACAATACCTTGTAAGGGTTTTTCCACCTCTATATTAAATGGATTTCGCGCTTTTAAAGGTTTAACAAAGCAATAACCTTTTGGAGCTATCCATTCTTTATCTCTTTTGTATAAAAAGATTTGATCGTGGTTTATAAAATAAGTAGACTCATTAAAATAACTTCTACTATTTCTTTCTACACCCTTGACATCGTTCCATCTTCTAAATACATTGTGATGCACTATAACCGTGTCGCCAGGTTTTATATCTGTATCACCAATCACGGGTGTTGATATAACAATAGCTTCTCGGTTTACATACTTATGTTGATATATATCAGTGTTGAGTATTAACTCCCCATTATCTAACTTTTTAGTATTGTTATATCTTTTTCCTTTTGGTGTTACAACAAAGTTGTAAACACTTTTCATTAGTATTCTAGATTATATTCTACAGATAACGCCATGTTTTTGTTAAAGTCTTTCCATGGTAGCACGTCTTTACCCTTTTTAATATATATAGAGTACTTATCTTCTTCTTCTATAATATCACAAATAGTATGGCCTCCATAGACTTCCTGACCAACAGCGTAGTGCATAGCGTCGTTTTTATAGTCTTTACCTACACTAATCTTTCTTATTAACTTCGCCATTTTCTTTTGGATAATTTATAATACCATCTTGAATGTTAACATCATTAGTACCGTAATCTTTAATTAGTTCGTCTTGTAACATTGTTAACTCATCGTTTGTTCCTGCTAGAAAATGAAGTGCTTGATGTTTTCTAGCTTCTAAACTACCAATATCTAATTGTGCTCTATTAATTGCGTCTACTAGTTTTTGAATTCTTGTTAATTGCTCATCAGTAACTTTTTCAGGTTTCACACCTTTAAGTTTTTTAATTTTTTTACTAGTTCCTTTTACTTTACTTGTTGCCATAATTTATTTAATTTAAGTTAATTTTATTTATTTTTCAAATGATAATACTAATTTTATAGGTGATCTATGATATATTTTTACACCATCAGCTATACCTTGCGCGCCAGGACTATCTTTGCCCGCGCTACCTCTATCAACAGTAATATCAACATCAGCTCCAGTTGCAGCACCTATACTCGTAATAGTACCTATAATAGTGTTATCGACCTCTTGTATAACATCACCTACTGAGAAAACTAGATTAGCATCTTTGGTGTCAGTGTGAACCGTAGTTGTAGTTCCAGCTTCTACTACACCATCAGTTGTTACTGTGCTAGCAAAATTCATAGCGCCACAAGCTATACCAGCAACCCATAATATATCGTAACCAGGTGTTATAGCTACCCAATCACTACCATCCCAATATTTATCAGCTGGTGTACCTTCTGGAGTAAGAACCATAGTTATATTAGATCCATTAGCAGCTACTGAGTTACCAGTGCTAGCAATAGATGTACCAACTAATGATTGACACATGTAGTCAATAGTTTCTATTTTTAATCCACCTAAAAACTCGTTAATACTAGGTTGTGACGTGGCTGTAGTGTTAAAACTACCTATAGATGTAGGAGCTTCAATGTGACCAGTTGTAGCGTTTAATTTTGATTTTGCAAAAAACAATTGAAAAGGATGATGTTGAGCCGTACCATCATTACTAGCTACTTTTGCCGTAACATTTAATAATCTACTAGAACCTTTTGGAACTTCAAATGGTGTCCATGAAAATATCACGTCATCATCAGATGCTAATGCTGCTGCGTTTAATAAACTAGCGTCTATCAACGGTTTTACTTCTACTGTGAAATACTTATTTATCATAATTTATTTTTTTACTTTTTCTAGTGATCTCCCACCAAAGTAAGCACCAATCACTGTTATTAATACTAATTGTAATAGATCTGTCCACTTATCTTCAACGTTAAAACTTATAGCTCCAGCGTCGATAAATATCATTAATACTGTAGATATAACTAAAAATACTAATACTAATGGACGTATATTTTTAGATAACCATGAATCTGAATTCATGTCCATCTTCCATCTTTCTGTTATTTGTTTTTGCATCTCTGCTTCATAACCCATAACTAGGTCTTTTATTTTTCTTTCTGCTTCTAATTTTTCTTCTTTAGATGTATGTAGGTTATCTATAACTCCACCTACATTTTTTATTAGTTCTCCAGCTCCTGCTGAAAATATTTTACTTATCATATTTAATTATTGTTGAATTATAATCCTGCAGCGTCTTCTTTTCTATCTAAATCTTTATCATCAAACTCATTCATCTCTTTATTGGTAAAAGCGCCTTCCATTGGTGGGGTTTTTGGTTTTTGACCTTGTACTGAAAAAGGCACGTCTTTATCAAACTTTGTTGGTCTACCTGTTAAATCTGTTAAACCACTTTTTGGATCTTTATCTTTCATTGGTGATTTACATTCAGGACAGTTAGTGGCCATAGCGCCACATTTAGCACACTCACTACCTAAATCCATATATCTTGGGGTTGTACCCCTTTTCATTTCATATCCCATTGTTTGTTATTTAGTGTTTTTCCCAAGGAAATTCTTTACTACCTTCTGGCAACCATTCTCCCTCGTAGTTTATCATACCGCGATGTCTTTCATATTTTTCCCCATCATATATTATCTCCTCGTCTGTATATGATAACTTACCAGTTTTCATATCTACCATGTGCTTCATTTCGTGCATAAGTACTTTACGCTCTTGAGCACTACCGGGTTTAATATGATTACCTATAAATATCGTACCGTCGTCATTAGCCTCACCATCAATACCAGGATCCAAATCTTTTCTAATGACAGTAACACCAGGTATCGAAGCATCGTCTTTATCAAAACGATTCTTATTAGTATGGTAATCTACCTTTCTATTTTCATTTCCTAATTTAAATCCCATATTATCCTATACTTTGGTTTTCTTTCTTTTTATTTTCGTCGTTTATAGTTGATGTAGCGGTACCACTACCTTCAATTATATTAGGCGCTGTTGCGTCTGTTGCTTCAGCGTCATTTTCACCAGCATTAGCTTCTTCTTGTATTTTAATTTTATGCTCTCTTGCCTTTTTCATTGATTCAACTTCCGTAATTTTTGCTTGATTTACCGCTAGTTGACTTTCGTGCATCTCTTGCTTTTGTTTAGCGTTTTGAAGATCTTTAGCATCTTGTTCGGTTTTTGTTTTAGTCGCTAGTTGCGCGGTCTCTTTATCTTTTATATTTTGAGCATATTGCTTGTGTAATTCACTACCATCCTTTCTACCATCACCAGCTATAACAGCCGCCGCATCTCTAAAGTGAGCTTCTACTTTCATGGCCTCACCACTATCGTGGTGGTCTTTAAATCTTTGCCACAAGCTTTTCTTTTCTGGTTTTGATTCTTCTTTTTGAATACCTCCCATTGTTTTGGTATCTTTAGCCTCATGCATTCCAGCCTCTTCTGGAGTTTTTGTTACCGCTTCAGTACCTTCAGGTCTAGAAGAAGTATTTGTTTCTCCAACTTTTTCTCTTTTGCCTGTTTCTGGATTTTCAGTAACTATATCTAGTTTTTTAGGTTCTACTTTTTCAGTTTTAGACTCATCTATTTTAATCACCTTTTTATCAGCATCTGGGGCTTTTATATCTTTAGTCTTGCTTTCGCCTCCTAAGCCGTCACCACCTAGTATATCCATAAAACCTTGTTTAGCTGGGCTAGTATATAACATAGGTCCTTTAGCATCAACACTGTGTTCTGAAAACTTATTACGTTTGAAGTTAGTACTTCCGTCACCAAATTTTAATTTTCCCATTTTATCTATCTTTATCTTTTATCATATCATCTATAGCTTTGTTATAAACTTTATCTGTATATGATTTATTTTTATAAAACACACTTCTCTCTGACACAGGTAAATCCTCTTCACCAAGAAGTATTCTGTAAATTCTACTTATCATTTGAGAACATTTCCATGAGGTTTTAAATATAGAGTACATTATAGTAGTTCTGTTTCTATGTCTCCATACATCGATCCAACCTTCACTTCTTAATCTGTCCCATCTTGCTTTATCCCATGAATATGTATAAATACCGTCAATAAAGTCTTGTCGTGTAAATCTTCCTTTACAATCTAAATAAATTAATAATTCTAAGTCTGCGTCTTTTAACCCGTAAGTTTTACAGACCCACTTTCTAGTGAGCCTGTAATACTTAAGGATATTCATGTCACGCAAATCTTGCGCGGTTAATCGCATTTACTATGAATCAATAGTAATAGCTACTGCTGAAATAGTAGGCATGCCAGCTGCTGTAACACTATTTGTTAAATCCACAACAGTATGCATAACACCACCATGAGGATGTGCTTTAAATAATGAAGCAATAGCGTTGGCTATTTGTTGGCATTTATGACCATTTAAATCTGCTTGATCATCAAGTACTGTTGAAGAATTCAAGTGTGTTAATCTAACTTTATCAACACCATCACCAACGCCAGTTTGTCCTTCAAAGTAAATATCTGTAGTTGTAACACTAACAGGGTCTACACCAATAAATCTTGACATAGGCCACATTGCAGCGTCGCCTGTTGCATCCGCTCCATCTCCGTCTGCGAAGTATAAGTAATTTTCCATTTTTTAAATATTTTTTAAGTTAATAATTATGAGATAGCAACTCCTGAAACTAAACCATTGAATTCTTTGTGGTAAACCGCTGCTTTTGCACCGAATTTAGCTGGAGAGTATGAAGTACCAGAACCACCTGTTGCAGTTGTTAATTCTTTAGCCTCAGTAGTTTCAGCATCAGCAACAACAATAACACCAGCATTTGCTTTATGTGGATTAGTGTTCATTATAGAAGCTAAAGCTGTCATAACTGTTTTGTGAGTATCTGTGTCTATTGTAAGAGCTACAGTAACAACAGAATCATCACCTTTAGAATTTTTAAAAAATAACGAAAGACCAGTGTCACCCGTTGGATTAGCACCTAAATAAGCGCTAGCAGGAACCATAATTGCCTCCTGAGTTGTTTCTACCGCTGCTTCAGCGAAATAAAGAAAAGGTCCTTTCGCAGCAATATCATTAAAACTTTTTGCCATAATTTTGTTTTTTTAATTAATAATTTGTTTTTGTTTTTAAGTTTAAGGTTTATGGATTATGGTTTGGGCTTAATCTACTAGAACAACGTCACCATCACGAATAACTCTATAAAGATCGTCTTTCCATGATATGTCGTGTCCAGCGTGTTTATCGTAATATATCGTATCACCATCTTTTAATCCTTCAACTAAATTACCACACGATATTATTTTTGCTTTTAAGTACCTATTGTCAGTGTCAGTATCATCTGTCATTATAAGGCCAGCAACCTTTTTAGGTTCTGTTTTTATTTTATTTATTATTATATATCTATTGATCGCTTTCATTCATTCTCATATTTGAAATTACACAATCTGCAGATATAATAGTTGATACTACGCTTACTGCGTTTTTTAATGCTGACTTAGTTACAAGTACTGGATCTATTATTCCAGATTTAACCATATCAACTTCTTCGTTAGTTACAACATTAACGCCTAATCCCTTTTTAGGTCTTGGACTAGTTTGCTCCAAACCAGCGTTAGCTAATACGGTGTGAAACGGAGCTGTTATAGCTTTGAGTAGTATCTCTTCACCCACCGCGTTAGCGGTGATTTCCTGCGAGGCGTTTAATAATGCGACACCACCACCTGGAACAATACCTTCCTTAAGAGCTGCTTTAGTAGCGTATATAGCGTCTTCAACTCTATCTTTCTTTTCTTTTAGTTCTACTTTTGAATCTGCACCTACTTTAATAACACCAACACATCCAGAAAGCATAGCTAATCTTTGTTGATGTTTTTTCTTGAGAAAAGGGTTTTTATCTTCTTTGTCTATTAACTTTTGTATACCTTTAACTCTATCTTTTAATTCTTCACTCGGTATATCAATAGTTAATACAGTATTTTTATCGTCTGTTATTGATGTATATGCTTCGCCTAAACAATCAACATCTATTAAATCAAGATCATCGCCTAGTTCTTCGTTCATTATTGTAGCCCCAGTTAAAAACGCAAAGTCTTCACACGTGTCTATTTTAGTAGGACCAAAGCCTGGTAAGTCAATAATATTAACTTTTATATTGCCTTTTATCTTGTTCATTAATAAAGCAGCTTTTACTTGCTCTTCTACAGGCGCTACTATTAACAACGATCTTTTATTTTTTATAACGTGCTCTAATACTTTTTGTATTTTTCTTATATTTGATATTTCAGAGCCAACTATAAGAACTAAAGGATTATCAAGTTCGCATATTTGCTTATCTTTATCGGTTACAAAGTGTGGGGATGTAAGTCCTGAATCTACTTGGACGCCGTCAACTATCTCGACGTATGTTTGTTCAGTTGGAGACTCTTCCATTAATACCACGCCATCTTTACCTACTTCAGTATAAGCTTCCGCTATAATCTTTCCTAGCTCTTCATCATTGTTACAGCTAATTGAACTAACAGATTTCAGCATGTCGCCCTCGATCTTGACAGAAATCTTATCCAGGTAATCGTTTACTTTATCAAGTCCAGACTTAATACCGTCTTTAACTTGTCTAATAGTTACATTTTTTTCTCTACTATTAACTTCTTTTAGTAAAGATTCAGCAAGGACGGTAGCTGTAGTAGTACCGTCACCTGCC